CTTCTTCATGCCTTCCATCCTCGCACAGAAAGAATCTTTGCGAGATCCGCCTTCCGGCTGGGGAGGTTTCAAGTTCATGCCTTGCGCTTTCGCGGAGGCTCTCCCCTTGGCGTTCAAGCCGCCTTTGGGGTTCTTCCCTTCTTTCCTCTGCCATGCTGGACTCTTAGCCATAGAAAAACGTCACTGACGCAATGTTTGTTAATGTTGCATAAACATCCGTTTCAAACAGCACCCCTTCCTGTGGTATCGCCACATAAAAAGAATTTGGGTTTGAGTTTGATGGGATGTCAATTTCAATCAATACTGTGCCACTCGCTCCGCCATCTCTTAACAATAAAGTTCCAGAAGTGCTTGCTGTGGCACAAATTGAAAAACCTTTAACACGAGTGCGGCCCACATACACAGAACCAGTTGAGTTTCTGTGTGTTGAACTTACGTCACCTTGCATAGCCATAATCAATCTCCTTGTAAATGGGGGCCGAAGCCCCCTAGATCAATTAAGCAGAAGCTGGAACAGAAGAACCGTCTGAGTTACGTACTGTGTAAGTTACGCTCAACACACCAGCAGTAGCTGCGGTTGCAGTGAAACTTAACTGAGCATCGGTAGCGCCTACGTTTGCCATAGTGCCTACGTTAGCTGCGGTCACAACCAGATTGTTTAAACCAGCTGCTGTAGAAACAGTACCAATGATGGTTCCGCCAACAGTCACGTTAGGTGTGCCAGCAGCGCCGGTAGTCATGTAGGCTTGCACGTTGCTGATGATAGAACCTGCTGGAATCCAGCAAGTCACAGCGGAGCCAGCGACCAGAGTGATTTGTTGAGTAACTTGAGTTGCGCCGGTGTTGCGAACTGTGCCAGCAGTAGTGCCGGTTGTGTCTTTGACAGTGCCAAGCAGCCAAGGGCCGAGGTGAGTTGCGAATCCCATGATGTATTCCTTACATACAAGTTAAGTGCATCAATCGGTATGTACGTCTGCCGGGACAGTTTGATGCACCGGAAAGCCCGGATTAAAAGCAATATATCATGACGATTCTTGGGACGCAACAAGTTTGTTTGACTTCTTTAAATTTTCTTCTTGCGTGATGACGCGTAGGTTCCATGGCACGTGCAGGCCGCACACATCTTCACCTTGTAATGGAATTTCGTGATCCACCGCATGACGAATGCCGGTCGCTCGACTAAGCTCAATTGCAAGTCGGTACTTTAAACGTATCTCCATTTTTTGTTCGGCGCTTAACCACTTAGGTGTGGCTTGACGAAAGCGACGACGGCGTAAGCTAACAAGCTCTCGGTACAACTCCGGATTGGCTTCTTTGTATTTTTGCTTGTATTGGTTTTTGGCAGCATCTGGGCGTCCTTGTGCGCGAGCAATAACGGTTTCTTTATTACGCCCGTAGTAATCACGTTTGGCTTTTTGCCCGGCATCGGATTGGTTGTACTGTTTGAAATATTCTGCGCGCTCAACATTGCCTTTTGCCCACTCGACTTTTAAACACTCGACGCAGGCCCCCTTGGTTTTGCGTGCCGCAATATGCCCGTGTTTGCAGGGTTGTCCAGTGAAATAGTACTTACTGCCGGTTTTCTTGGCTTCTTCGCGGGTTGTAGGTAGGTTTGTGGTATCCATTCTAAGGGCCTTTTATTACGATACCGGTAATTGTACCACAAAAGAAAAGGGGCCGAAGCCCCTTATCAAATCCAGATGGATTAAGCTCCGGGAGAGCCAAAAATACCGAGTGGATCAGAAACGCCGAAGCTATAACGCTCGCGAGCTTTGTATCTCACGTTGCCGGTATCAAAATCCCCGTCCATTCCAGTGCTCATAGGGGTACGCACGAAGTGCTTCAAGCCGTTAGGCACGTCAGTCAACAAGAACCAAGCATTGGGGTCTGTCAAGAAGTGGTTAACGGTGTAACCTTCAGGAATAGAACCATTGTTTTTCAATGCATTGATGTCGTTGTCAGTTGTACCAACACGCAATTCAGTTTCGAGCAAGCGAGTTGCAACGAACATGTTTGCTGGAGGAACGACCAACTTCTTGGGCTTGGCAGCGATGAGCAAACCGCGCTCGTCTGTCCAAGCGGCGATTTGAATAACTGCGTTTTCCAACGAAGTTTCGTTCAAGTCAGCTGCTGTGGCAGGACGGTTGCTGTTTGTACCACCGGAAACCAAGGGGTGTGCTGTAGAGCACAACACCTGACCGTCGCCGTATGTAGGGCCGCCAGCAAAAGCGTTGTTCAGGACGTAAGCGGCCTTAACTTGCTTTGTGTAAGCCATACCACGGGCCAGAGCCTTGGTATAACGTGAAGACAGGCTGTCATACAAGTTATCTTCCACAGCTTCCTCTGTGATGGAGAAGCCCATCGCAATGGTTTCGTGGGTGTAACGTGCAGTCCATGCTTCTTGTGCATTGTCATAAGCGATGGCAGAGCCTTCATTCTTGACAGGTGCAGCAGAGAAGCCAGAAAGCTTTGTCTCTTCTTCGAAACTACGCTCAGATGACTCTGTTTCGTAGATTTCTTTGTGCTCTTCGCCGTATTTAGCGTACTCAAGACCAAACAATGCGTTCAGACCGGGGAGCAACTCTTTCAGTAGTTGTGCGCGTGAAATAGCCATGGTAAGTTACTCCTTAGATACCGGTGGTATTGTTATACGAGTGAGTGTTGATCTTAACGATCAGCTCAACGTATGTGGTTGATGTAACAGCAGTCTCAGGCACAACATCAATGATACGAATTGGCAAGGTAGCCGTAATATCAGTAGAAGTTGTAATTGCTTGAGTTGAATTGCCGGTGTTTGTATTACCAGAATTCAATGCCACGGGAGCGTTTTGGCCAACAGCAGCGCGGGTCAAAGTAGACATGGTGGTGCCAGAAGACACAACTGCCACTTTAAACAAAGCTGTAGGATCATCAACAACATAAGCCAACACGTTGGTTACGCCAGATGACGGAGCATACTGGGCTTGAACGGTTTGACCAGATGAGTTGGTGTACTGAACGCCAACGCAAACGCCAACGCATTGTGCAGCGGCAGTACCGCTGGCAATCACTTTGCATGAGCCGGAAGCTAGCATTTCAACGAGGTCGCCATCAAAGACAGCGCCGGAATCGACTGGGATCAGTCGAGTAGAACCCGCATAGGGATTTCCGCCAATACGATTGACTGGCTGAAAACCATAGGGCTTATCAACGGTAGGATATGCCATTTAAGACTCCAAAAAATTTAAGTACCTTTACCGAAAGTGACCGTGGACTTACGTTCTTTAAACATAGGCATCCTCGGATCATTCTCGCGCATGTAGGTGTTATCCACAGAGTTCATCTGAGCTTCCGCTTGTTTGCGGTAGTACTCATTACGTTGCCCTGTAAATTCCACAGGTGTTTTGCAAAGCAACAGACCGCCGACTTCAATACTGTCTGGAAACTTACCATTGGTAGAACCAAACAAACGGATTTCGGGGTGGTCAGAAGCCCTGACGGGTTCCCAGCCTTCACGTAACTTTCCAGAAATGTTCGTGGCGTCGTCTTTACCTAACGATGCAATCCTGATCCAGCGAAACGCATAACCCTCTTCCGGATTGGGATCGGGCAGAAGTTGCGGTGGCATCCATTGTTTAGGACGCTCCACTTGTTCGCGTGTATCAAGTTCGCGTGTCATACGGTTAGATTTTTCCATTTTCATTTCCTCATTTCTTCAGCAACCTTACGGGCGTACAGTTCCAACGGAACCCCCAACCGCTTGGCGAGATTCACCTGTGTCTGCGTAAGCACGATCTTTTTAGGCGCTGTGCTACGGGTTGCAGGTGCAACTATGTTGGATTTAGTGCGTTGAGGTTTCGCATCAACGGACTCTTCGGCTCCAAACTGATCCGAGAATCTTTCCCTAATGTCAGCGTTGATACGTCGATAGTATTCATCACTGCCACTCGGAATTCCTTCGCTCACTAAGTCTTCATGCAAGCCTAGGGCATAGGCTGTCATTCGCTTGTTGCTTCCAAACCACTGATTTTGGTCTTGCCATGCAAGTAGTTTTTCATCAACGGGCGCAGCTTTAGTGGGCTGTTGGGCGATTTGTACAGGAGTTTCTTCTTCCTGTAAAGGGGTGGGTTTAAAATTATTTACTTTATCCGCACGAATCTTCGCAATAGTCAGGGCTTCTTGGGCCTCAACTAACTTATCAGAGTCGCCAGATTCATAAGCTTCTTTGTACATGCGCTTAGCGTTTTCTACTTCGCTAGACACTACTTTTTTAGCTTGTTCCAAGAGCGCAGCTTGATTTTGGTTAACAGAACCCTTGAGCTTTTTGTTCTCTTCCAGCACGGTTTGCGCAAGTTTAAGCGCCTCTTCTCTTTCACGTTCAGCCGTTTCTTTTGCGCGACGTTCTTCGTGATAACCTTTGGTAAAGTGCTTAATACGCTTCTGTACGCTCTCGTCGTACTTGGCCAGCTCTTCGTCCGTTACCTCTTTGGGAGGTTCAGCCATGGGCTTGCGACCACGGTCTTCAGGAGGTGTATCGTCTACAACCTCAATTTCTGGTTCGCTTTCACCTTCAACTTCAAAGTCAACTTTATCGTCGGCCTTGGCGTCTTTAGCTTCAGCTTCGTCAGGGAACTTAAATTCGTCTTTTTCAGCCATGATCTACTCCTTAGGTTGGGCGTTGGATACCACGGGGGTCTTGCACAACAGCCTGAACGGAATCGTCATTGATGAGTCGCCATTCGGTACCATGAATTTTCATGCGGGTGCCAGTGTTGGGTCTAACCAACACAAAGTCACCAACTTTGCAGCTTGGGCCAGATGGGAAACGGGCCGGATCTTTGAACGCATCAGGGCCAATCTTTGCAACAAACAACACGGGGGAAAGAAGCTCCTCGTTGTACATCATCTGCGCAGATTTAATAATCCCAGACTCGCTCAATTCTTCCTCTGCCTTGGGCAACATACACAGCAAGTGGTAAGTCGCTGGATCCGGCACTTGTTTGGCTTTTTCTTCAGCGGAGGTGTTGAGCACACCGCTTAGATCAACCGCACTGACATCAAATTCACTCATCTTCATATTCCTTAGTTTTTCGCACGAGGTCAGCAAGTTCATACTGCGCGGTTTGCAGACCTCGGATAGTCCCGCACAGTTCTTTGTAGTGCTCGTGGGATTTAGCTCCACCAGCACTGACAACTTCAACCAACTGCTTGACGTGTTCCTCAAGCTTACCGTTCAACACTTCAAGCATATTGGCCATCATTCATCCTTTTTCGTAGGTTTGTTTGTCTGCATTAGTTTCTGTGCATGGACCTGCCCGCCATGAGCCATCTTCTGCTGGTGCATCTGTTGCTGCATCATCATCTGTTGTTGTTGCTGAGCTTGCGCTTGCTCTAGCTCCGCCCGTTTAGCCGCCATCTCTAAGCCGTGCAACTCTTGGGCTTGAGCAATCTCCTGCTGTAGACGCATCGCGGCCATCTGTGGATCTTCACCAGACCTAGCTGCGCTTTCTTGTGCTTTAAGAGAAAGTTCTTCCGCTTTAAGTTGTAGATCACCCTTGACCTTGAGCGCCTTGATGTCAGCTTCTTGTTTCTTGATCTGCAATTCAGCCTGCTGCATCTGAATGATCGGATCTTGGGCCTGCGCCATCGCTTGCTGCTGAGCTGCTTTGGCTTTGTCCATCGCGAGGAGCTGCATAGACGCCTGCGCCACAAGTTTAGAAACTTGTACTTCAACGTCGTTATCAAGCTGTGCATCTGGTGCAGGTAGTGTTGCGCCCAACTGCTCCTGAACTTTCTGACGATATGAAAACGCCAAGTGTTCAGCGACGTGAGCCATGATCGCGCCCTGCATCTGCTGAGCCATGGGACTTTGACCAATCTGACCCATGATCATGGGGTCCTGCATCATGCTGGTATGAACAGCGATGTGTGCATCGTGGTCTTGGTGGATGAACGCCTTAGTGGGCTTGCCAGTGAGGAACGACATATTCTCCGACACGGGGTCGCGTGGGGTCTGGTCATCATCAATGGGCACTAACTTATCTGCGTTCTTGATACCCAACACCTCAATCATCTGCCTGTGAAGTTGCGGCAAGTCATAGATCTGTGGAGCACCTTGAGCCAACTGAATCACAGCCTGATACTGCATGATGCGCTGAGCCATCGTCGCACTGTTGGGATCTGACACAGGAATCACTGACACCATGTCGTAGTCAGCTTGCTTCGCTTTTCTATCACCTTCAACTGGATCGAAGCTGTACTCTGGCGGAGTGTGATCACGAATGATGTCACGCAGGAGCTGAAACTCTTGCTTCATGCTGTAGTGAACACGAGCCTGAACTGCAGACATTGTCTTGAGCTGACGCTCCAAGAGAGCTAGCGTTGTACCGACAGGTGCGTTAGCAGACATATCGCTGATGTTCATATCAGCAATAGAACCCAGACGACGGCCTTCTTCTGTTATGCGGTCAAGCAACCCCGCCAAAACTTGACTTGGCTCTTTGTACGGCAGGGGCATGATGTTGTCACGCACTGAACCTGACGGCACGTCTACATCACGGAACTCACCGGGGTTGATCGGCGTGTCATCTCCCTTGATACGCAAGCCGCGTGCTTTAAGGCCGCCGGGCAAGTTACTCAGTGTGCCCGCATCAACAAGTTGTCGAATCAGGGACGTACCAGCACGGGCGTAGCCACCGATCAAGTGAATCAAACCTAGACCATAAGCACCAAAACCGGGGACGTATGTGTACTGCACAAAGTGCTGGCGCTTTAACTTGCGCTTGTCATCTTCTTCCCAGTTGCGGCGAATAGCCAGAACTGTGTTTGTGCCACGCTCGATTGTGATGATATACGGCAGAGCGATACCATCTTCATCTTCATAACCGGGCAGGTCGTAGTCGATGTGCACTTCCAAGACTTGGTAGCGGTCATCGTCCGTCAGTGAGTAACCCTGATCCTCGGCTTTCTTCTTCTCCACATCTGTGTGGATCGAGACAGGCTCACCCAAATCTTCATCAACGTAGAAGCCTGCAACCTGCAACTTCTTCATCTCATTTTTGGTCTTACGCATCACATGCGTGAGTCGTTCAGCAGTGGCCGCGCTCGATGCACCGTAAGGAATGATGATGTCTTCAGCGGGGATGAACATCGCAATCTGACGATCAAGCGATGGGTCAAAATAAACTTTCTTGAACGCCGCGCCCGCGAGACCTAGGTTGTACAACATGCGCTCATGTTCTGGGCGATACTCAGTCATCACCTCGGTGAGCTGATAGTTCATGTCATCTCTTACACGCTCAGCCGCCTGCTCTTTAAGTTTATCAATTGCGCCGACGATCTCGGTTTTGACCGGACCCTGAGCAGGGAACGTTTCAATGATAGTCTCGCTTTGGAACCGTACAGCAGCTTCTGTGAGTACCGTTGAGAAAACACCGCAAGCACCGTTCCACGGTTCAGTACGTTCTTCATACTTCATCCCCAAAACGTCAAGACCTTTGACATACATCTCAACCCAGTCCTTGCGACTAGAAATGTCTGCGTCCACCATCTCGATAATGTCGCTTGCTACTTTCTGTAGCTCGCCCTTATCCATGTCTTCGGCAAGATTGACATCAAAGTCTTCGCCCTCTTCATCGGGCATCAAGTCAATCTCCATGCCGTCTAGTCCGATGCGAACACCCTCGGGATCCTCAATCTCGATTTCAATTGCGGGCATGTCGCCCATATCTTCTAACGCATCCAAACCCAACGGGGCTTGTGACAATGAGGGGACCATATTCGTAGCCATTGTTTATCCTTAGTAGTACGCAGCTTTCTTGCTGCGGAAAAATCTCTCTTCTTCAGGCTCGTCGCTCGGTAAGCGAATAAACCCGCCTTGTCTGAACCGCATGAGCGCTAGTGTTGTTGAGTCAACCAAGTCATCATTTGTACCCGACGGAAAGTCGTTACATTCTTCAATAACTTCTCTAGCCCATCTGCGGTCCGGTGCAAACACCACTCCTCCTTGGAACAGTGCAGAAACCGCGTTCACCCGTGCGATCTTATCTTGTCCTTTACCCGGAGTAAACTCTCCCACGGGCACGCCCATCCGTCTAAACTCTTGGTAAAGCGCCGAACCGTTGGACTTCTTCTCAACAATAAACACATCAGGCTCCCACTCTTTGTACTCCTCAAGCACCAAGGCTTTAAGGTCTGGGTACTCCAGTCGCTTCTTAATTGAGTTGAGCAAAATAATCGCGTAGTTGTTTGTCTCTTCGTTAAAGAACACACCCCACACAGTCAGAGCGTTGTAGTCAGCCCTGTTGTTAGATTCCTGCGCCGCGTCAAGACTCATAATCGTAAACTCGCACTGAGGCGGGTCGTCCTTTTCCCAAATCTGCCACCATTCGCGCTTAATAAGAGCGCCTTCCTCAGAGACGGGGTTCTGCATGTACTGGGCCTGCCAGTACCGTGGGTCCATACCCGCTTTTTTACCCAACAATTCTTCAATAGACCAGAACTCACCCCACAGCGGTTTGTCATTCAATATGGCAGGAAACTCAACAATCTCCCACTGGTCCACATCTTCCTCGCGGCCCATCTGGTTCACGATCATTCCGGTCAAGTCAAGTTTTGACCACCTTGTCATCACTATAATGATAGAGCCACCCGGCATAAGACGCTGCAAAGGGCCAGACTGAAACCACTCCCAAGCAGGAAGGAAAACGTCCGGTCGCCCAGTCTTAGCTTCTTGTTCAGAATGAGGGTCGTCAATGATAAATAAATCAGCGCCACGACCAGCAAGAGCACCTCCGACACCAATAGCAAAGTATTCTCCGTTGAAATTTGTACCCCAACGTGACGCAGACTTACTGTCAGCTTGCAATTCGATCTGCGGAAACACGTCCCGATAGGCTTCAGAACCCACCAAATTACGCACTCTACGGCCAAAATTCACCGCCAAATCGGCAGTGTGGGAGGCCATAATGATCTTTTTATTAGGGTATTTACCTAGAAACCACGCTGGTGCAAGGTAAGAAATCATCTCAGACTTGCCGTGACGGGGAGCAATGTTCACAATAACCCGTCTTTTCTTGCCGTTGGCTATATCTTCAAAGATTTTGGCCAGTCTTTTGTGGTGTGGACCCACTTTATAGCCCGGATATACGTGGTCAATGAAGGTTAAGAAGTCATCTTTACCCACTTCCTGCACAGATTCACTGTCGTACGTCCTCAAAAGCTCCAAAGTATGGATTTTTTGCTCCAACGGCATCGTTGGAAGCGCGTCTTTGATGGCTTTTAGCTGTTCAGGCGTTATCTTCACTGCGTATTACCTTGGCCTGTACATCAATTGTGCGTTTTTCTAGCTTAGCAAGCGTTTCAAGCAGCTCTTTTTCCACTTCTTCAAGGGATTGCTGCTTATGAGTAACCTCAGTGCGCTTTTTAAATGCATCAACGCCGTCAACATCACCCAATGCCTTGATTGCACCGAGTCTAACGGTACTGTTTGGGTTCTCTGTTTCGGCAACAAGCTTGTTTACCACGTACAGTTTGAAGTCTGCTAGCTCCCGCACAATCATGTGGTCGTATTCAGCCACCATACCGGCAAGATATGCAATGGTTTCGTTGGGGTAGTTAGCTAAATCAGGTGTTGTTTTATTAGCAACAACCTTTTCCATTAACTCAAGGGCTTGGCCTCGGTTCTCAGGGCTAGGCTCAATTGGTTTTCCGTTCAAATCAGAGATCATTTTGACCGTGCGTGCACGCATCTCAATCTCTTCCTTTGGGGAAAGAGGGGGCATAGCCTCGGTGGCTGAGGCTGGTAGCGGAATATCCGCTTCGACATTAGGCATCATCTGCATAAGAGGGAATCGCACTCCTATAAAAGTCAGGTACTAGCCGCTCAATCGCTAGCTTTCAAAAAAAGTCTTTGCACAGCTTTCCCTGAGAAATAAATATACCACATATTTGTAAAGGGTGGTAGGAATCCTACCCGGGGGGTGTTCCTATATTGAGGGGGTGGGGTAAACCCTAGACGCTTTTATTTTTATGTGGTGATTTGTGTAAGTCTTAGAGTATAGGGGAACACGGGAGTCCCAAAGTCTCTTGTGGGGGTCGGGTATGGGTGGGTCGACCCCGCCAGAACTTTACTTTTCCATACAGGGTCAGCTATAACAGAACCATGCAGAGCAATAGTGCTGTGCTGTAACAGGAGAGACTAAATGTTAAAAGCATTATGGGTTTGGTTGACGCATTACAAGGTTGTAGTGCAGTGGGAAGACAAGTTGTGTGTTCACTATGCATACACAATGAACGAAGCGCTGAGTTGGTCAGCTCAGTATCGTACCGACAACACGACAGTGCTGATCGGCATCAGGGGCAAGCTAGTCGCGGCACGCGGCCAGTGGTAAACCGAGGGGCTTCGGCCCCTCTTCTTTAACTAAGGAGAGTGATATGAAAACATTAGGTGAAATTCTGCGTGACAAGATCAACGCATCGATTGAAAAGCGCCAGCAACTTGAGCGTGACTTCTGGACAACTTGTTTGGATGTGTACGCAACGCGCCCTGCTTGGATCGATGTCTCAGGATGGTCTGACGAGAAGCTGATCAGCGAGACCAAGCTAATGGGTGATCCAAGCTGTGACATCCACCAACTGTTAAACCGGTATGAGCAACTTAACTAAGGAGAGAAACATGGAACAGATCGAATTGTTTGAGCGCGAGGACAGAGAGTACGCGCTGAGCCTGAGCATCGGCGAGCTTCGCGAGATGCGTAAGAGCAACCCAATCATGGCTGACTATCTGTATGAGTTACGACGCACTGAGCGTGAACGTATCAGATACC